GATTACTTAGAGTGGTTGTTAGACAATATAGAAGAAATAAAAGAAAGGATAAACAATGAAAGCAATACTAATACTTGATATGCCTAGTAATTGTTATGAATGTCAATTACAAGATAGTGAATGGGATATTTGTCATGGTTTAGATAAGAAATTATATGAGTGGGAAGGTGGTTTTCCTTCAAATTATGTTTGTGATAATTGCGGTGAAGAAAAGCCAACGTGGTGTCCGTTAAAACCTACACCTAAAAGGTTGCTTATACTCAGTCATTATCAAGGTAATGAATTGCTAAACAGTGAAGAAGTAGCATATGCAAAAGGCAGAAATAATTGCCTTGACGAAATTTTAGGAGAAACAGAATGAAAGCAATAATTATATTGGATTTAGACGATAACTGGGTGAAGATAAATAAATTCACATTAGATGAATTATTTGCAGATATAACATTATATGAAAAGAAAGCGTTAAACGGTCAATGTGATTATCAAAAAAGAGTATATCGTTGTTTTGATGGGTGTTTAAAACCTATACCACAAAGAAAATATTACAGTGATGGCGAAGATAAAAGATATATAGATGGTTATGATGATTGCATTGATGAAATACTAGGAGAAGAAAATGAACAAAACGAAAATGATGATGAATTATGAATTGATTCAGTTCGATAATAGCAACGGAAAATATGTGTTGATACTATCATGCAATGGTCACTTGGTAAAAGCGAAAGAGATGAATCATCTGTTGACTGATGAAGAGATGAAACACATTACGATTGCGATTGAGGACTATGTGCACGAATCAATCATGAACATGTTCAACGTTGAAGATGAACCTATCGACAAAAGCAAAGCGATTCCGATTAATTATGTTAACGCATGGATAAAGACACACAGTGACTTCATCAACGTGAGACCGATTCGATTCATGGTTCAAGATTATCAATTCAAGGAATGTGGAATCATTCCACACGAACAATTCAAGAGGGACGATGATGAGCAATTATGATGTGGCAGTTGACAATGCGATTCAAAAACTTTTGAAATATCACGAGATTCGAACAGAGTTGAGACAGTGGGAAGAGAAGTTGTATTTGAAAGAACATGCGATGTATGACCTTCATGCGATTCGGTATGATAATGAAGGACATGGTTCATCACTAACACATGACCAACTCATCAACTTACAATCGGCATCAAAGGACTATCTCATCGAACAAGTCGAAAGATGCAGAACAGAGATGAAGTACATCAATCAGATTCTCGATAATGTTGAAGAGGAATATTATGAGATGGTTCAAGATAGATTCGTTGCATGCATGTCTTCGGCAGAGATGGAAATCAAATACAATTATTCTCGGAAACAAATCAAGAGAAGAATTAAAAAAGCAGTGAATAATTCAATTATAATTATACAAACATGTCCACATGTCCCTCAATAAAAGTACTATACTGTAAGATGTAATTTAATGGATAGAAGAGAGTCGGTATCGATTCTCTTTTATTATGCGATGGCAGAGTTTTGAATGCATATATACCTCCTTTGTTGATTGGAGATAGTTCTCCTGTTTGCTCACCATCGCATTGAGGGATTGAATATGGCAGAGTTAATTGATAAGAACAAAGCGATTGAAATATTAGAGAAGATAAAAAAAGACAAGGAATCGAAGACATGTAGTCGGTCAAACATTTACCAAGCGCAAGCATTGGGATATGCGATTGCAGTCTTGAAGAAGATACCAACCTATGAAAAAGAATGACGATGCATTCTATCATGGTAAGAAATGGAAACGAATCAGAGGATTAGTATTGAGGCGAGACAACTATCAAGACCAACTCGAAAAAAGATATGGTCGATTGAAAGAGGCAACCATCGTTCATCATATTCTTCCTCGTGAATATTTTCCGATGTATGAATATGAAACATGGAACTTGATATCAGTATCAAAGGGAACACACAACAAACTACATGACAGGGACACAGATGAGTTGACTGATTTAGGAATCGAACTCGTTGAAAGAACTTGTCGAAAGAATCATATTGATATACCGAAAAGATATCATATCTTGAAGTTAGAAAAAAAATATTTTAAATGATGGATACCCCCCCACCTCTCGAATTTCTCGTGAGGAATTTTGCCATTGGACTAGGGTAGGCATTTATATATAACCCAAAAATTAAAGAAAAGGGGAACAGGAGAAAAAATATGGATTTAAAGATTGAGTATGTAAAGACCGAAGATGTCAAACCATACAAAAACAACGCAAAGATTCACACTCAAGAACAGATTGAACAAATTAAAGAATCAATCAGAGAGTTCGGAATGAATGACCCAATCGCAGTATGGAAAGATGATGAGGTGATTGAAGGTCATGGTCGATTGATTGCATGCATGGAACTAGGATTGGATGAGGTTCCTGTGATTCGATTGGATTCATTAACGGATGAACAACGCAAGGCTTATGCTTTGGTCCATAACAAACTCACGATGAACACAGGATTCAATGTTGAACTGTTGGAAGAAGAACTTTCTATCATTTCAAATGTTGATATGGATTCATTTGGATTTGATTTGGAGATGTTGCAAACAGATAGAATGGAACTACCATCTGATGATGGAGATGTTGAATCGGTTGAGGGAGATATTCCGTTCACTGAATATCTCGGCGAGGAAACAAACTATGTCATCCTAACATTTAAAAATGAAATGGATTGGTTAAATGTTCAGAGTGTTCTCGGATTGCATCCTGTTCGCAGTTTATCAACACGCAATGATGGAACTATAAACGAGAAACAACAACACATTGGAATCGGAAGAGTTGTTGATGGTGTTGAGGCAATGAAGAGAATCAAGGAGCAAGTGAAATGAAGATAAGTGTTTGTGTTCCATCATACAGGAGACCTCGAGTAAAGACATCGGAATATTTACCATTTGTAAAAATATACATTGATAAATCTGACGAGGATGAATACAGAAAATACAACCCTGATTATAACTTGGTTGTATGTCGAGATGGTGTGCAAGGGAATCTTGCTAGGGTTAGGAATTACATTCTTGATGAAGAGTTTGGAGATGGTGCAGATGCAGTCATCCTCATGGATGATGATGTAAGTGGCATTTACAGATTCGATGTGCAACCAAATGGATTCGGATATAAGTCGATTCATGTTGATGCAGATGAGTTCCTGATGTATATGGAGAAATATATCATCTTGACAAAGGATTGGGGTCTTGGTGCTTTCAGTTTGAACAATACGAACATGCCTATGTCATATCAACACTTTAAACCTTTTTTAACACATGCATTGAATCTTGGATGTTTCACATGTCATGTTCAGAACAAGTTGAGATATGATGAAAACTTACCTTTAAAAGAGGACTATGACATGTTTATACAACAACAGAATGAATATCGTGGGATGTTGTCGATTCGTTCTATGTATTATGTCGCAGATATCGGTGTCGGTGTTGGTGGAACTGCAGTTCGTAGAAACTACGAGAGAGAGAGAGAACAACAAGATTTGTTGATTAAAAAGTGGGGAAGTCGGATTGTTAAGAGAAAGAAAGACTTTAAGACGAACTATAAGTCTTTATCGCAGGACATCCATATACCAATACAAGGGATTTGATAGAAAGGAGATGAGTGTATGAATAAAAAAGAATGGTATGAAAAAATAAAACATGCATGCGAAGATGCAGGAACATATCAAGCATACTTTGAGTCAGTTATTGATACACTCGCACAGATAATGGAGAATCGAGATGTTGCACATGAGCAGTACATTGCGAGTGGTAGCAATCCAACTATCATCCATATCAATAAAGCAAAAGAGAAAAACGTTGTTAAGAATCCTATTCTAGTGATGGAGAATGAGTTGAATGCGCAAGCACTCGCTTATTGGAGAGACTTGGGACTCACACCATCGGGATTGAAGAAAATCAGTTCAGAGGGAATCGTGAAAGTTCAGACATCGAGCAGTCTCGAGAAGATACTTGAGGGATTGTCTGATGGCTAAAAAATACAAATCAGTCGCAGTGAAATATGCGAAGGATGTTGTAGATGGAAAGATAGTCGCAGGGAAGGAAATCATTCAGGCATGTCAAAGATTCCTCGATGACATGAATCGTGATGATTTGGAACTTAAAACTCATGATTGTGACCTCGCAATCAATTTGATGGAAACACTTTTGGTTCATCGAAAAGGCGAAGACCTTGATGGGAATCCTCTTCTTGGGAAACCATTCATTCTTCAACCATGGCAGGTGTTTGTGGTGTATAACCTTTTGGGATGGTATTACAAAGGAACGAATGACAGAAGATTCAAAGAAGCGTTCATCATGGTCGCAAGAAAGAACGGAAAGACTTCGCTCATCGCAGGTCTTTCGTTGGCAGTGAGCATCCTTCAAAGAAAGAGTGGGTCAACGTGCTACATCGTAGCGAGTGCATTGAAGCAAACACTTGAAGCATTCAACTTTTTAAAGTTCTCATTAGATTATAAAAAGTTGACGGATACATTTGAAATCAAAGACAACTCGTTTGACCATTCCATCAAATACACTTTTAGAAAAGCAGATGGAACACCTGACGGGTCAATTGAAATCATTGCGATGCCATCGAATCCTGATTCGCAAGATTCATTCAACTGCAACTTTGCGATTGCAGATGAACTTGCATCATATCGAAAGGATTCTCAATATGACAGATTCAAAGAGGCGCAGAAATCATATCAGAACAAACTGATGATTGGAATCACAACTGCAGGAGACAACATCAATTCATTTGGATACTCGCAGATGGAATACGCAATCAAGGTTGCGAATGGAACGATTCGAGATGATTCGTTCTTTTCATTTGTTGCGAGAGCAGACCAAGACGAGAGTGGAAATGTTGACTATACGAATCCGATTCAACATCAAAAAGCAAATCTATCTTACGGGGTGACAGTTAGACCTCAAGACCTGTTGAATGATTCTCTGCAAGCGCAGAACGAACCAAGAAAGAGAAAGAACTTCTTGTCTCGGTCTTTGAATATATATACATCCTCAATGCGCTCATACTTTGATGTTGATGAGTTCAAGCGCAGTGATATGAAATACGATTGGACTTTGGAAGAACTTGCGAAGTTGAATATCCAATGGTTCGGTGGTGCAGACCTTTCACGCATGCATGACTTAACTGCGAGCGCACTATTTGGACATTACAACGGAGTTGACATTGTCATCACGCATGCATTCTTTCCGATAACGCAAGCGAGCGCAAAAGCAGAGGAAGATAACATTCCTCTTTTTGGTTGGCAAGATGATGGATGGTTGACGATGTGCAATTCACCAACTGTCAACATCTCGGATGTGGTCAATTGGTTTGTTCAGATGAGGGACATGGGATTCAACATCAAACAGATAGGTCATGATAGGAAGTTCGCAGGTGAGGAATACATTCCTCAAATGAAGGCGCACAAGTTCAACATCATTGACCAACCTCAATATTACTATTTGAAATCTCAAGGATTCAGACATATTGAGAAGAGCGCAAAGGATGGTCATCTGTACTATTTACACTCAAACGCATATGAATATTGCGTTGCGAATGTTCACGCAATCGAAAAGACGGATGACATGGTGCAATATGAAAAGATTAATCCAACGCAAAGAATAGACCTCTTTGATGCATCAGTGTTTGCATGCGTATGCTATGCGAACTCAAAGACCAAATCAGAGAAGGCAAAGCGTTGGTTTGAAGAATAAAGTGAGGTGATAACGTGGCGAAGAAAAAAAGAAAAACAGAGACATCTCAGAAAAGGAATTGTGGATTCTATGTCGCAAATGATATCTTCGACAATCTTTGTACAAGTGACTATGTTTCACTCGACAAGAATCCTGAAATATTTACTGCATGCAAAAGAATCGCAGAACTTATTTCATCTTTGACAATTCATTTGATGGAAAACACAAACAAAGGTGATGTCCGAATCGTGAACGAGTTGTCTCGATTGATTGATATCAACCCAAACAAATACATGACTCGAAAAACATGGATGGAATCAATCGTGATGAACATGCTCCTGTATGGTGATGGAAACGCAATTGTATTGCCTCACACATATGAAGGATACATTCAATCATTAGAGCCGATAAGTGCGAGCCGAGTCGGATTCCTTCCGATTGGATTTAGAGATTATCGAATCTTAATTGATGGCAATGAGAAGAAACCTGATGGTGTTCTTCATTTCGTTTATAACGTGGACAAAACGTACCTATGGAAGGGCAGAGGAATCACTGTCTATCTAAAAGACATAGCAAACAATCTGAAACAAGCAAGCGCAACAGAGAAGGGATTCCTTGAAAGCAAATGGAAACCATCTCTCATCGTGAAAGTGGATGCGATGATTGATGAGTTTAGTTCAAAGGAAGGAAGACAAAAACTTCTCGAGGAATATATCAAGAGTTCGAACGTTGGAGAACCTTGGATGATTCCTGCAGAGCAATTCGAGGTTGAACAAGTGAGACCTTTATCATTGAGCGACCTCGCAATCAAAGACACAGTCGAACTCGATAAGAGAACAGTCGCATCAATCGTTGGTGTTCCTTCGTTCCTATTAGGAGTCGGAGAGTTCAATCGAAATGAATGGAACAATTTCGTTCAACACACAATCCATCCGATTGCGATGAGCATCCAACAAGAGTTGACACAAAAATTGATTCTCAATCCGAAATGGTATCTCAAATTCAATGTGTTCTCCTTGCTCGATTGGGATTTGAGCACACTCGCAAATGTCTTCGGAAGTTTATATGACCGAGGCATCGTGACAGGAAACGAAGTGAGAGACCGAATCGGATATGACCCAATTGATTCACTCGATGAACTTCATGTTCTCGAGAATTATATTCCAATCGAAAAGATTGGTGACCAAAGCAAACTACAAGGTGGTGAATAAGATGAAAATTGAAAACAAAGAAAACACTCGTGTGATTCGTTCTATCGGAACAAAGTTTGAAACGAGGGAAGAAAATGCAGAGCCAACCATTGAAGGTTATTTCGCAGTCTTTGACGGAAACTATGACATCGCAGAAGGGATGTCAGAATCTGTTGATAGACATGCGTTCGATAACACTCTCGATGGTGACATTCGTGCATTGACTGACCATGATACAACATTGGTGCTCGGAAGAACTACAAATGGAACATTGGAATTGAAAACAGATGACCATGGTCTATGGGGAAAGATTCGAATCAATCCGAACGATTCGGATGCAATGAACCTATATGAACGTGTCAAACGTGGTGATGTTTCACAATGTTCTTTCGGCTTTGAAATCATCAGAGAAGAATCCGAAGTATTTGATGATGGTTCCATCCATTGGACAATCTTGGAAGTCAAATTGTATGAAGTGTCATGTTGCACATTCCCTGCGTATCAAGATACATCCATCGAAGCATCAAGAAGTGCAAGCGTTCAAGAAATCAAAAAGAGAACTATGCTTGCATGGAAGGAAAAGATGATGGAGAAATTGAAAGGAGAAAAAGAAGATGGCATTGAAGGTTCTAATGCTTAAGAAGAGATTAGATGAAAAGCGCAAAAGCCTTGATGAACTTAATGCAAAGATTGAAGGATTTGCTCTTCGTGAAGAAGAACTTGCAAAAGCAATCGAAGAGACCACAACCGAAGAAGAACAAAAGGTTGTTGAGGATGCAATTGAAGAGTTCGAGAAGGAAAAGGCAGATGTTAATGATGCGAAAGCGAATCTCGAAAAAGAGGTTTCCGATTTAGAAGATGAACTTCAAAAAGAAGAAACCGAACAAGAGGTTGATGGTGCACCTGTTGAAGCACAAAAAGAAGAAGAAAGAAAGGTGGAAACAAAAATGGAAACAAGAAAGTTCTTTAATTTAAACACACAAGAACGTGACATGATGTTCGCTCGTGAAGATGTCAAAGCGTTCCTCGGTGAAATCAGAACTGCAATCAGAGAAAAGAGAGCAGTTTCGAATGTAGGTTTATTAGTGCCTGAAGTATTCCTCGGATTAATTCGTGAAAATATTGAGGATTATTCAAAACTATACAAGCATGTTTATCTTCGTCAAGTAAATGGTGAAGGTCGTGTCGTTATCATGGCACAAATTCCTGAAGCAGTATGGACTGACTGTTGTGGAAATCTAAACGATTTAGAACTTGGATTCTATGATGCAGAGTTCAACTGTTGGAAAGTCGGTGGATATTATGCAATCTGCAACGCAAACATCGAAGATTCTGATGTTGACCTTGCGAGTGAAATTCTGACTGCATTAGGACAAGCAATCGGAAAAGCACTCGACAAAGCAATCACATTCGGAACAGGAACTCGTATGCCTCTCGGTATCGTGACTCGTTTACTACAAACAGAAGCACCAAGCGATTATCCTGCTACTGCAAGACCTTGGGTGAACTTAAGTTCAACTAATGTCATCACCATTCCTGCAACTGCAACAGGTGTGGAATTATTCAAACAAATCGCACTTGCATCAGGAAATGCAAAAGGCAAATATGCGCGTGGTGGTAAAGTCTTCGCAATGAATGAAGGCACATACACAAAGGTTGTTGCGAACGCAATGAGCATTGATGCGAATGGTTCTATCGTTGCAGGTGTAAATGGGACAATGCCTGTCATTGGTGGTGTGATTGAGGTTCTTGACTTCATTCCTGACAATGTCATCATTGGTGGATACTATGACCTATACACATTAGTTGAAAGAGCAGGAAACAAGTTCATGTCATCTGAACACGTTCGTTTCTTACAAGACCAAACTGTGTATAAGGGAACAGGAAGATATGATGGTAAGCCTGTCATTGCAGAGGGTTTCGTTGCAATCGGAATCGATGGAACAACTCCAACTTCAAACGTTACATTCGCACCTGATGTTGCAAACACAACCGATGGTGAAGGTGCATAGTCATGTTCGTAGTTCTTAAAAGATTTAAAGACCTACATGACAATGAACACATCTACAACGAGGGAGATATCTTCCCTCGTGAAGGTGTGAAGGCGAGCGTTGAAAGACTTGCAGAACTTTCTTCCGATAAAAATAAACGAGGAATCAAACTCATCAAGTTTGTTGAGGATAAAAAAGAGGAAGAAGTTGAAGTGAAGAAGACAACAAAAAAATCTCGCAAAAAATAAAAAGAGAAAGGAGCATTGCAAATGGCATATACTGATACAGAGACATTGTTGACAATGCTCGAATCGAGCCTTGAACTGATAACTGAATACATGGATGCAGAATCCAAAGCAAAGAAAGAGACGGAACTAACATGGTATATCGAGAGCGCAAAGACCTTCATCGAAACAGAAGGTATCACTCTCGAAGATACTGCAGGAGATTCGCAATTGATTGTGATGTATGCGAAATGGCTTTATGAAAAACGGAACGTAAGCGAGAGCAGAGATTCAACGAATGCGATGCCTCGTAGTTTGCGTTGGAATCTAAACAATCGGTTGTTTCGAGAAAAGGTGAATGAATAATGAAATACGATGATGGTGTG